GGGAAGACTATTGATGTTTCTTTTTTTACTTTGTGTAGGCATTCTTTTTCTTCTGTTAGTAATTGTTGCTTCAATTCATATGCTACTTCAGTATCTACACGTACACCTAAAAAACGCATATCGACTAGGCAAGGAAAGAGTTCAGTCTCTAATTTAAATATATCTTCTACGTCTTCGTGATACATTTGTTTTTTCATTTCTTGCCAAAGTTTAAGAGTTAACTCCGCGTCTTGCTCTGCATACTCACCCACATACATTGCAGGTAGTTTATACATTTCTGATTTAGCATCTACACCCCAAAGATCTGCAGTTTCTTTTAATACAGCCTCGTTTTTGCCTATTCCTAGGTAATCCCGACCCATAGAGCCTAAATCGTAACGAAAGCGATTCTCGTCCACGAGAGAGCCAGCAATCATAGTATCTACGATCATACCATTAATTTTAAGTCCTGCGGCTCTAATAAAACATACGTCATACATAGCGTTGTGAAATATCTTTGTGGCTTCTGTATTTAATACATCTTGAAACCATTTTATAACCATAGACTTATCCATGTTACCACCACCTTCGTGAGCGATAGGATAATAACCTTTCCAATCATGCACAGCCACGGCTACACCAACAATATTACTCTTGCCTATTACAGAGCCAGAGCCCATAGTTTTTAGTTCCGGATCTTTTGTTTCCAGGTCTATCGCGATCTCATCATACTTTGATAGATCAGGAAAAGACTCTGGTGGTAACCATTCTGTCTGTGGTTTAAATATTGGCTTCATGAATAATCTCTCTCTAAAATCATTTCTAAATAGTGAATTGCTTTCTTAATATCTTCTTCCTTCCCTTTTACAGAGTGTCTGCAAATATACTTTATAGCATTGCCCTCAGCAAAAAGCAATTTGTTTTCGTTAATAAAATGTGCTGGTTGAATTTTCATAGTGCGATAGTGTTTGCCACCAACCTGTTCTTCTAGTGATTTGTATGTTGTGCCTTTAAATAAGTCTTTAGATGTCATATGCTTTTTTCCTTTGTGGTTCGATTATAAATAAATTGTTCTCTGTTCTTGTGCATGCAACGTAAAACAATCTGTGTGTATCATCTGGATTCTTTTGATATTCATCATACGCTGCCCCAGATAATTCAGTGTTGATTACTACATTCTCTCTTTCATTTCCCTTTACTCCATGTATTGTGGATATACTTATTCTTGGTGTGCTAGATAAATTTTCTCCTGCTTTAATTAGTTTTGTTATTTTTCTAATATCTTCATTACCTAGTTCGTCTAATGCTTCTTGCCAGTCCGCCTCTGTTTGTAAACCATACTTCTGTTTTAAATCATCAATGCCATAGAACTGATCTTTAACCATAGCCTTAAATAATTTTTTGTCCCAGTTTTTATTCATCTTGTTAAATATTTTTTTACAATCATTGAAATGCATAGGTACCCCAGTTTTTAATTCATTCCATTTCTGTATAATCTCGTATATGTTTTTAACTCTTGGTGTTGCTTTTCGTCTTTGCCAATACAAACCTTTCTCATCTAATACATCACCTATATCACTTAACATATAGTTTGCTGTGGCTAATACCAGCCATTTACCTTTTGTAAAATCTACTTCATGTAAACTTTGACAACGTCTTACAGATCCCTCTTTTTCTTTTGGGTAATATTTTTTATCTACTCTGTTTTTTACTTTGTTTATAATTTTGTTTGCAAGTGCAAAAGGTTTTTGTGGCACCCTGTGTGACTGCTCTAATATTTTTCTTGTGCCTTCTAAATTTATAAATGTATTTACATGTGCACCATTCCATTTGTAAATGCCCTGGTCGTCATCACCTGCAATAAAAGAATCTGTTGCTGACTCTTCTATTCTTTTTACTAACTTCCATTGTATTAAACTTAAATCTTGTGCTTCATCTACAAACATAACCCGTAGTTTTGGTGTATCACCGCCATGTAAAAATTTTTCTATCATGTCAGGAAAGTCAACTAAACCATGTTCTATTTTATATCTTTGTAATTCTTCTGATATAATTTTTAATTTATTCAACGATACCTGTGGGTTGTCTGTAAGATGATAATATTTTACTGGATCTATTTCTTTTGATCGTGCAATGTTTATTAATTGTATGTATGGGTTCTTTGAATAAAATACACTATCGTGATCCTCATCTTGTTGTGTGCCTTCTATCTCTAGTCCCATCTTTTCTCCTAACTCTTTGTAGTGTTTTTCTTTCATAACTTGATCTTTACTTAAACCAAGTTGGTTAAAACAAAAAGAGTGTAGTGTTTGAAAGTATGGCAGATCATCTAACATAGACAATTTAAATTTAAATGCAGCTCTTTCTTTGCCTTCTACTGCAGCATTCTTACTAAACGTAAAATAACCAATCTTATCTGGATCTGTTGTCTCTAAAAATTTTTCTATATGTTGTAGCAAAGTATGTGTTTTACCTGTGCCTGGTGGTCCATATATTATTGTTCTCATTAATAATTATCTTTCTTAAATGGTTTTGGTGTGTATGTTTCTGGTTTCTTATCAAACCTAGCCACAACAAACACAGATAGTTTATGTTTACCTACACGTTTAGTTGTGCAGTTTAGATTGTCTTTTAACATTTGTGATGTTCTTTGATATGGCACCTTCCAATGTTTTCTTGATAAATAGTTGTGAAAGAAGTTGTCAAACACAAAATGGTGATAGCCTTCTTTGGTGTATGTGCCACCATTTTTTAAATCTTCGTAGTCATCTTTCTGTATTCTGTTTACACAATAATCTTCAAGATAGTTTCGTAATATATCTTTTGTGCCTGTGCCCTCTGCAGGTTCTGTTACTTCTGCATTTTCTAATAATATATTTGTAAGTTTTTTCCAATCATTTGTTTTTAATGTTGGTGGATTAAATCTTAATTGTTTTACACACTCCTCTTGAAACAAACTTTGATTTGTTAAATGTTTTGCAGAATCAAGATATAGTCTATCACCATCTACATTCATGTAATAGTATGGCTCTTCTAAGGCTACAACTTGTAGATCTGTTAGATTAGGAAATGTTATTTCTTGACCTATACCAAACTTTCTAGTCTTACATAATTTTTTATCACATAAACTACACATGGGTTGATCATTGCATTTGTATCCCCAATCTTTTTTCTCGTGTTGTTTTGTTATGATGTTTACTTCTATATCCGACAATGGTTGTGCCATTGCTGACTCGTTAAATAATATTAATTTTGTTTTCCAATTTTCCGGCCATTTAGATTTTGCATATACACCATAATGAAACAAAGCATTATTTCTACCACCCTCTGTAACTTTGTTTTGCACCATGAGTTCTACACATGGTGGACCATCAGAGTATGGTGTTTCTGGTCTTTTAACTTCTATCGTGCTGATGTCGTCTTGTTTATATCTTTCTACTAATTCAAAAAAACTTTCTAGTGTAGCAGCTTCGCCATTCTCGAGAAAGGCATATCTTGTTGTATTACTACAATTAAAGTATGGTAAATTTAAAAAATTTCCTGTATCATCTTTCGATTTTAATTCTCTTTGTTTTGGAAAAACTTCTGATCCACCATAACCTAGAACAGATCTAATCTCATTTAATTTATCCTGCATCAAACTTGCTGATACATAATCTTTTGTAAATAAAAATACATGTGCACCACCAGACTTTGATCTACATACTACTAGTGGTAATTTAAATTGTTTAATTTTGTTTATAAGTTTTTGATGATCAAACCCTGCATAAGAATCAATATCTATGCAACCCCATTTACATTTATTATCATCATTGATTGGTATTACACCTAAACTATCTGTGCCATTTAAATGTTTCTGCCATAGTTCATCGGTAATAGGTTCTCTTTTTACAAAAGATTTACCTTTTACTTTTGTACCATTACCATTTGATTCACCTACGATAGTGACACCATGAGCACGGTCTAATCCCTCAAATATGTTTTTAAACTTCTCAATCATATTTTATAAGTGGGCGTTTCCACTCTCGCATCGACGCCCACTACCTAGGATTCTAGTAATTTGAATTAGACTTTGTAGTCTCTTCAGTTCCGTGTTTAGCTTGGATCTCACCCTTACCTACAGATTCTGCAAAAGCTTTTGCCGAGTCATAGATAGATTTATCTGTAACTGGTCCTACCTTTGCTACATCCCAACCAAACCATGTTCCTTTGTCGTTAGACATCTGAACGGTTGATAGTTTATAAATGTGGCTGTAAGTTGGCGGAGTAAACAATCCATTCTTACCCTGCATTTTGATACCCATCATCATTGAGTTCCATTTTCTACTAACTTTAAGTTGAGTAGTCC